CAGTTCCATTAGAAGTTCTTACTGTAAGTGTTGGTGTTGTTTGATATCCTGAACCCCTATCGCTATAAACAACTGAAGTTACAACACCGTTACTATCAGTTCCTACAACTGCATTTGCTGTATCTGGTGTTCCACCTCCAGAAAAAATAACTAATTCATTATTTTGATATCCAGAACCACCAGAACTAATTACAACATTACTCAATCCACCCTGTAAATATAAATCTACATTTTCACCATTTAAATAAGATTTACCAGAATCAACTGTTGATACTGAAGTAATGATATCATTTCCTGATACTGGCAAGCCTCTAATGTTTTCATTTTCACCGTTTAAAGTTTCATCTTCTCTTACCATAACAGTTTCATATGTAGCAAAATTAGCAGGCAATATTGTAGGCGCTGCTCTATATACAGCACTTGCTGTGGAACTATTCTCTGGTGGTCCATAAAGAATTATTTGAGTGCTGTTTGTTACTTCTTTAATTACTTGTAATTCTTGTGTAGCATTCAAAGAAGAATTTGCTTGAATTTGAATGACATCGTTTGCAGCAAATATAGAATCAAATATAGTAGAAGTTCCAGTTATGGTATTTGAAGAAGCAGTGTAACTTATAGACCCAGGAAGTCCATTTGAAAGTAAATTAGATCTAACAAAATTTATAGTTGCGTTTGTGTAATTATTACCAGTTGTTATGTTATTTAATGTTGATACTGTTCCAAAAATATCTGTTATAAATGTTAAAGCAGTTCCAATATTTGATGTTAAATTAGCAGTCTCATCTCCAGGAAACCCATAAGCAGTTGCATCTAATTGTAGATTAGAATAATTACAAATCACATCTGTATTATATGTTATTAATTGTTGATTTGTAAGCTGATCTAATTCAAACCCTGCACCAGTCCCAGAAGTATCACCTGTTCCATTATAAATAAATATAGCAGAGTTTGACAAATACCCAAATCCACCAGACAAAATATCAAAATTTATAGTTCCAAATCCTCTACCAACATTAGCAACTCTCAAAAGTCCATTTTGGCCAAAAGAAATAACATTATCATTTGTTAAATTTCTTTTAACTATTTTTAATATATTACCTACTTTAAAATTTTGTCCACCATTAAGTATTTGTAGACCGTTCAAAGAGCCTTTTAAAATAGGTGCAGATGTAATAGCAGAAGTATTTGATGCTTGTCCTTTTGGAACAATCGCTTCACCAATTATAAAGTCTTGATTTTTTGGTGTAATATTTGTAATAAACAATGTAGTAGAAATATCAGAATCAAAAGATTCTTTTGTAAAAGATTCTACCACTGCAAGAGTTCCTGATTCAGAACCTTCAATTTCTTTACCAACTAAATCATTTAAATTTCCATTGTCAGTAACTTCTAAATATTTTGGTTCTTTCCAAGTTCCATCAGATGGTTTTAATATATCTCTACCAGGAATATATATTTTTGAATCTAAATTATAAAGAAGTTTAAATAGTAATTTGTGACCTTGTATACTAGATTTTGATCTATAAGCATCTAAGACATGCTTTATCATAAATCTTTTATTTACAACAGTCTCAAATGGAATACCAAATAAATATTTTTTCTCAAAATGAACTAAAAAATCATCTATAGTATTATCAATGTCACCATAGTTTAAAAGATTTCTTGAATGGTAAATTGGATTTCCATTAGATTCCATCCACTCAAAATATGCTTTCATAAACAATATGAAAGTAGGCCCTTCTTCTCTATAAAAAGAAGGGAATTGATTTTCAATAAAATTTGATATTTTTGTTTCTATTGAAAATTCCATATTACTTTACTGTTTCTATTACATTTACATTAACATTAGAATTATCAATAAGTAAAATCATATTTTGAGAAGAAATAACATCCTTATTTTTAGTATTAACTAAGAATGAAATATATTGATCATATTCTTTTATTTTAATATTTTCAACTTCCACTTTACCTGTACTATAATTTATTGAACCAATGTTAGATTTAATTGTAACTAATTGACCAGAAATTTCTTTATAAACTAGTAAATTACCATTACCATCATCTTTTATTTGAGCAAATTCTGTTTCGTTATCATCATCATCAAGATATGTAAATTGTGTTGTTGTTAGAACAACAGAATTATGTGTATATCCTGTGCATAAAGTTTTTCTTGCTTCTAATTCATTGTTGTAGTTTATAACAAAACTTACTTTTTCATTTACTTTTGGTGTTTGTCTTGAAAGCAATCTTACTTGTGTGTCATTACTTGTAATGTTTTCATCAACTGCATCAATAGATGTAACAAACTTACTATATCTAAAATCATTATCAAATTTTGATAATGTATCAGTTCCAAAATCTAGTATATCTTGAATTACTAATGATTTAATATCAGATACAGATTTTAATGAAGTTACTGTATTAAGTTGAACTGATGATATGACATGAATATAAAAGAAATCTGGGTCAACAAAAACAACTCTATTTGGAAGAGCAATATAATCTAATAGATAATTAAGAACATCGTTCTTTAGAAAATCTGGAGCAATTGTTCCTGATGCTGGTTTCAATGAAAGTAAAACTTTACCATATTGTTTAGGTTCTACTTCTTGTCCACCGTAAACATTAACATCTGATAATGCACCACCAAACTTAGATAGAACTAAAGCAGAATAATCATTTGATGCAACTGCTCTTTGTTGTGTAGCAAAAAATCTTGGTGCTCTGAATTTAACATCGTCCATAGTTTCTTGAAAAGCACCATCTGCTGAATTAGTAACTACTGTTGAAGTTACTGTTGTGACTTCGCCAGAGTTTATTGGTCCTAAATCATCAACAAGAGAGATATCTGAAATACCATTGGAATCTTTGCCATTGTTTACAATGTAGTCTGCTTCTATAGTGGCAAAATTTTGTGGTTTTCTTCCAAAAATATCATTACCAAAAACAATTTCATATCTATTATTATCAGACGGTTGTAAGAAAAATACTTGTGAGTTTTTATCTATACCAAGAAGATTTTCTGCTCTTGTATAGTTATATGTATTAGCACCATTATTCTCTATTACTGTAATAGTAAGAGTATTAACATCTATATTTTCATTTGATAATCTTAAAACTTGCGTCTCATCTGTTGAATCATATATGAAAGAATCTTGAAAAAACGAACCTTCTAGTACTTTAACATTTGAAATAGAGTAAGTATCATTTGCAGATGTAATGACATTTACTTCATTAGTAACAAACTCAAAAGAATCATTTGAATTTGAACCAGAAAATCTAGTTCCTTTTGGAATTGTAAGAGGCCCATCAATGCCAGTTGTTTCAAATGTCAAATCAAGAAATGCAACTGATGATCTGTTTGAAATAGGAAGATAATTTAATTCTTTTGAATGTGATGCAACTGAATCATATTTCTGAGAAGAATCCAGAAACATTTCAGACGCAACCATATTTAAATAGAAAGAATTCAAATATGAGTTATATGTCATTACATCAAGTAAGACATTAATATTNGAACCTTCAAAATCNAAGTCTTTAAAAGTATTTTGTCCTTGTAAAAATACTTTTAAATTTTCTTTTAGTGTNTCAAAATCTAATGATGATACNTTTAGAGAATTATTTGCCATTTAGCGAACTCTTGTTAATATTGTTGTAAGAGTTATTTCTTCTGAGTTATTTATAATATTATAAACAATGGTTACAGATATTGAATTATTTTGTATGAGAAATCCACCAAAATCTCTAGCTTCACCATCTGATATTTCTGAAGATTGAACCGATACTTCTAAAAGATTAATTCTAGGTTCATTATTCTGTATAGTAAGTTTTATATTTTCTTCTATATCATTTAAAAGAATATTATTAACATTTTCAAATAAACTTGCGTTTACATCAGAACCTACAATTGGTTGAAAAAATCTTTCTCCTAGATTTGTTTTAATAAGATTTCTAAGTGATTGGTTTACTGATTTTTCATTTGTGACACGACCAAGCTGATTTCCCACAGGAGTCTTTGCAAAAGAATTTAAGAAATCAGAAAAATATTCTGTTTGTTTTTCTTTTGGTGAAATAGATTCTGCTCTTGTTGGTCTAGTTACCATTTATTTTTTTCCTTATGGTCCACAGAATACATTTGGTGAACCTGTTGCTACTGAAG